ATGGATACGTTTGAGCAGGTGAGTGGTTATTATTTCAAAGGAATGGATAATCTATCTAAAGGTGAATTAGCTTTTTGGGTTGTTGTTGATGAAGTAGAGAAGAAATTCAGCGGAATAGATCTCGTTGCTTTTGCTTTTATTCTTGGGGGGTTGAACATAATCCCTGTTCCAGGTAAGCCAAGCACCGCTACCCCCGGAACCAGCATATTATCATTGAGCCTTCGCCGCATGATCTCATACCGCCTAGACAGCCGCTGGAGATCACCCACATGGAAGACATTAATTGGTGGTGGCTGGGCAAGAACATCAAGCTTAGGTGGACTCATAGGTAGATGGACTCCTTGGGTAGGTGTAGCCATTACTGCTGGGGATATTAGTATCATCGGATTTAACAGTATTCGCCATTATAACCTCATTGTTGAAGCAAGGGATCGTTTGTAATGAATGCCGATGAAGCTGTACTACAATTCGTCAAAGATGAATTGCGTTGCCGTCAGTTACAGACAGACTCATCGCTCAGTACCGGTGAACATCAAACCGTACCTGAAGATATTTATGAATTAATTGACAAATATTCTGAAAAATTTAATGTCGATTGCAGCAAAATACACTGGAGACGTTATTTCCCCCAGATAGTATTTCCTTTTTTACCTAACGCTATTCTATCTGAACACTTAAAATCAGACCGCCATAAACCTGAGCCGTTCACAGTTCGTATGCTTATCGAGTCCGCCAAAGCGGGTCGCTGGTTGTACGATTGAAACAGGCCGGGCGGTTAAGCCCGGGGGTTTATTATTCCGGCGCTACCGGCCAATCAATATCAGGCGCTGTCGATGTGTCTACCTCTTCCAGTAAATCCAGATAATCCAGCCACAAATTATACTGCACTTTTTCTGAGTCCTTTAGTCGCCCCATTGCTGCTTTGCCAGGCCACTGCTTACTATTCATATAATCATTAGCGTCGGCAATGCGGCTTTGTTTTTCTGCCTTAGCGAAAGCAATTTGCTCGTCATGTGTCGGTGGTGGGATGTCACCCCAGGCCGGATAGCCATCTTTACCTGCTGTGCGTATTTTCCCTGGCGGAGGATTCTGAAATGAAGCAAATAAATCCTCATCTACTTCGACGCCGATTTTCGGCCACATCCCAGCGGCCTCATAGTCTGCCTGCATTGCAAGTGGATAAAATGCATTGGTTACTGCGTCGTATAAATATTTCATATTATTTTCCTATTGCTATCCAGTGGGCACCAGCCCCCGTGACACTACCCTGACGCGACGATGCGAGATAAAAACCAACGTTACCTATCTTGCTTGTTGAGAAGGCCGGGCAATCTGCCGTGTTGGTTGGCGAATCGAAAGAACACGTAACGCGAAAATCAGCAGTAAAAGGTACCGGGAAGTTAACTGATGTTGGGTAACCAGCAGAGCCTGCAATGTTAGTACCAAACTGGATGATTGTGCCGTCAGGAAATTTCATCCAGCCGGGGCCAGATGTGAAAGCACTCATATCTGGTATTTGATTAACGCCCGTTCCCACATCACGCTTAGCTGCTTCTTTTAACCCAAGGTTTGCGAGAGTGGACGCGACCGCCGTAGCCCCCGCACTTTTAATCTCAGACAGGTTGTTAGTTGCTTTTAAACTTGCATCGCTAACCGCTTTAACCGCCTTCGGCGTAGCGGCTAATACCTCACTGCTGCTGTTAATTTCACTGGATAACTTTGCAATGCCTGCAACTGTGGTCGATGCTGCGGGTAAATTGTTATTGGCATACGTTTTTATCGCCAATTCAAGATTAGTTAGTAGTTTTATCGTATCGCCATCGTCCAAAACATCCTGCCCGGAACGGCTTGCAATAAACTGAGCCAGCACAGAAGCCACAAATGATGACTGGCGCCACACAGTATTAAGTTGTTCAGACCTTGCCACCCCAGAGACAAAACCACCGCTACGGGCTGGAAGCGCCTCATAATCAGCATAAGGAATGACGTTTGCGCCTGCACTGATCCCAAAAGGAAGAATTTGATTAGACATTTGTTGCCCTTAATGGTGAACCCCAGGATGCACTATCGAATCCTCGGGAATATTCGTTATCTAAATCGAAGCCGAATAATGCACCGGTCTCAGTTGAAATGATGTAATTCGTGACGCCAACACCAGCCGGTTTAACGTCTAAATATCCTTGTGCAATAACCGCTCGCATCACTGATGAAATTTGCTCACCGGCAATGTAAACAGTCATGGTCATGTCAAAGTTATCGACGGCGAATATCTTGGTGCGCCCGTCAGGGAAAATACTCTGATAGATATCACTGAGAGTTTCGACGGTACCGTCCCAGTGATTGGCCTGTATCTTTGCCCGAAGTATCGTGCGGTAAGTCTCATCGTCCAGTCGCGTGAAGCCTGTTAACGAGTCATACGGTCCTTTCCAACTCCCCAGATCAAACCCCAGCCCCTCGGTATCCAGTGAAAAATAGACATCGGTGATTGGTGTTCTGATGTTTCGCCCAATCCCCACCCACAGACCGACCGCATCCTCCTGATTGCCTATTGAGCTATCGAGATCAAAGTCGTTTGTGAGTTGATTTGTCGTCTGCTGGATACCGAGGAACGGTGCGGTGATTAGGGATATATGGTCGTAAAACTTAGGCTTCTTTTTGTGATAGGACGTGATGAGACGTTGATATTTAGTCTCACTCATTAAGTCACCACTAAGATTATATTCTCAGGCACACATGCAGCGGCATCGTTAAAAGCTATCTCAATATTATTTTCAGATAACGAAACGGGTGAAATACCAATCTCCAAAAGAGTAATATCATAAGTCAGCCGTTCAATGCTGCCATTTAATTGCGCAGGTAGATCGAGTCGCTTAATACGTACCGGCTCGCCAATTTCTATTTCATTAATATATTCCGCTATTGAGTTTTTAATAGCGGTACCAATTGATGAGGTATAACCCGTCAGTGCCTTAATATCTAACCGGACGTAAACCATTACGGTGCCTTTACGGAAGAAATTAATCGGATGAACAATGCCATATTTATCCGTAATCGGAATGGTAGTGGTGCCGTATGTCCCAGAGCCCGGCCCCTTTTTCAGTGCAATGGCTTGGGCGATTTCTGTCGCATCACCACCATCAACCACGATAGAGATCGAATGGCGGGGTATGCCGTTGGTATCCGTAATGCTGGTATCGTTCTCATAGCCGCGATACCGCTCAACGCCACTGATGCCCGCGATAGCCCCTAAGATACCATCCAGCACCGTGCGCGACGGTAGCGCCACCGATACCGTTTGTCTGGCACGTAACTCTGCATCCATTTCTACCGGTTTGCCCGGTGTGGCCCCCGTTGGGTTATTAACGCTTAACCAGCCCCGAGTCGGTGTTGCTATCTCTTTTACGGTATTGGCCAGTGCAACAATTGCGCCCGGTACCGAGCAAATCGCCGTAGCAATTGCCGTACCATCCAGACCAATAATCACGCTGGCCGGTAAATCCCACCGAACACCATCAGCATCACGAGCTGCGCCGTTGGTAATCTCTAATCCGACATTGCCGGTGATCAGCACATCAACAGTTGAATTGGTTTCCTTGTCCCGCTTAATGCCATTAATTTTCACATTACTGGAAAGCCCATTGCCGACTGCGGTTGCCGGAGAAAACGAGTTATAGACCGCAATGGCGCTATTGTTAGCATCATGAATTCCCAGCGCATACAGAGTGACCATCTGCCCGTCTTTACTGTCAGCATCCAGATAGCTGTCTCTGCCGTAAATCTCTTGGAAATAACTAACTAAAGTGCCTCGGATAGTCTCAAAATCGGGCGCAGTTATCCCCGTAGCGCTGACAATGGCATTCAGCCCTAACGTATCAAGGTTTAACATTTATGCCTCGCTGGTCACGGTGGTGGTGCCGTAAATGGTGTCTATTGTGGCGGTGAAAGTGACGCGACGATTTTCGCCGGTATAGTTGGCTTCAAATTCCAGAATGGCGCTCACGCCCTGCGTATCAAGAATGCGCTCACGGATAGCCAGGATATAAACATCAGACCGTTGCTTACCGAGTACCGACTGAATATAAGGCGTACCCTCGGTTAAATCTAAAAACCACTGACCGCGCCATAACTCAAAGCGAGTTTTCACCGCCTGAGCGACCGCCTCCGGTGAGTTGATGAGGAATGTGTTATCACCCTGACCGAAGGTGTAATCGCCGTTCTCGTCCTCTCTGCGATAGCGCATATCAATTTACCTTGCCTGAGTTGCCGGTACCTGGCTGCACGTCTTTGTGGGTGTGAGTATCGTCAATCGTCTTGCCGTTAGAGGTCAGGGTGCCAATAAACTCGATAGCGCCAGTGATTTTTGCAGAGACGCCCGCCGCCGCACTCCCCACCAGCCCGCCAAGGAATGTAAACAGGCCATTCACCAGAACCTCGGCTGAGAATTCCGCTTTAGGTGTCACCACATTGAGGCCACCAGGTGCCACGATTTTAATTTTTTTGGTCGTCGGATTTATTTCAAAGTAGGTTGAGCCATCGTCACTACGGAACTGCGCGGCACTGGTGCTTATGCCGCTAATTTTCTTTGCCTGTGACTGGGGGCCAATAATGGCGAACGCATCCGATAAATCATGCTGACGCTCATCAACGGACTCCTGTATGTCGCCTGATTGGTGCCAGAAATCAATGCACCGATCACCAAAAATTAATAAGCACTCATCCCCTGCTTTAATGGGGAATGTCATGGTGACACCACCACCGCGCGGGAATACAACCGGAACGCTAGTTAGCACCGAGAGATTGGTTGATTCCCCGCCTGATTCGCCCTTAATACCTATTTGAATGTCGCAAGTCACGCTATCAGCATCAAAGGACTGAACAATCCCCGGCATCGATACGCGCAATTGAGACGACACTGATGATTGTAATGTTCGCAGTGTTTCGGCTAATTCTCCCGAACGGGAGTCTGTTGATACCGTCATGGAAAAACTCCAATAAAAAACCCGCTCAGTGGCGGGTTTGAGGCACTAAAATGAAAAAAACCGCCTAAGCGGGTTTAACAATGACTTTTATAAAACTTTCTATTTTTGGGAGAGGTGAAATCTGATTTTTCAAACCCTGCCAAAACTCTTTTGAAAATTGATTCATCCATGTCATTTTTGGGAATTAGCTCCCCACTTTGCTGTCGAGCAATAACGCTTGGCACTTTCCAAATTATCGCATCTTGATAAAATACATAGCTGTCATGTCGAATAAATTCATGCTCTCCACAGCGGAGTATACATGCAGGATCATGCCTGGCTGGAGCGGGATATATAGTTGTTATATTAACGACCAACACACATTCACAAGCATGTATTGGGTAATAAATTGGATCATTACAAATGACATGGAGATGGTTAGTCCCGCCAACAGGGGCAAGAACTGTGCCTTTCCTATATGGCGAGTACTGAGTCATGATAACTGAGCACTAAATTTTTGAATTTCGCTACGCTCACGCATTAACTTAATTAATGTCTCAGCCTCTTCCTCTGTCTTTCCTCCTGCCATAAGTACAGCTTTGGGATTGATAGGAATAGATGAACCATGCGGGTCTTGCCATTCAGGGCAGATTCTATGCGTTAAATCACATAAATCAAAACGTTTAAATGCACCAAACTCAGCAAATACTTTTTCCAATATACGGATATCCACTCTGCTTAATTCATCAAATGCATTATCGTCATCAAGACCATGAACTTTCTTTTTAATCGAAACTTCATAGTTCCTTTCTCCTGCGATCCATTCTGCCCATGGCGATTCACTGTCAGGGCTACCTGACTTTAATAAATCATAAGTTTTTGATAAAACGGGGCCATTGTCCATGGAAACAGCTCTATCACCCGTCATTGAGTCACCATAAGAAAGGATGTATTCTCGATCGGCAAGGTAAAGCAACTTCATGAGTTTGATATATGCCATGCGTCCACCGCGTTTAAGCAGTAGGTATGCAGCCATTTGAGCTACTTTCTCTTCGCAAAACATAAACACCCCCAATTAAATCAACGATTACCTTTAAGGTAACCTACATTGAAGTGTAATTGACGACTCGGTCAACATACAACCGCAGTTGTTTATCAAATAGATAAACCTTTGGTTAATCGAGTGATTTAATTTGTACGTAGTTCACGAATTTTGCATAAATTCACGCTTTCATTAGCGAAAAAACTGTGTGTACAAACAGCATCGTGTGTGCTTTAGCGATTAGCTAACTGACTTTCTTACACGGGAATGAACCGATAATTTTCGGTGCATCCATACTGTTTTGTAGAAGCTGGACATTTAGAAATGCCTTACCATCACGCTTGATAAACTGGAAGCCGTACATGTTGCCATCACGGGCAGGCATTAAAGCCATATCAGTTTTGATGTTATCCCAATCATCCTTTTGCTTTGGGAAACTAATCTTTTGTGAGGTTACTTTTTCACCGTTGATATACGTCCAACCATCAGCAGCTGCATGGAGCCTGAAATTGCCACACTGTAAATCAGCTAAAGCGGCCCCGCTTGTGAGCATTAATCCAATAGCCAAAAAACGAACTACGACAAAATTGATGCGTCTCATGAATAAACCCTTTGTTGTGCTGACGATGAATATAAATCCTTAGCCCCACGCGCTTCACACATCATGTCCATATACCAAGGGTTGCCGCGCGTATCGCCAGTATAGCTAATACCCCTGACGATATACACTCCATCGGTCGCAATGCTGGCCGGTTGACTTAATGCCCCGTTAACGGTCACATTGCCATTACTATTTTGTTCTTCAAGCCTGCTGCCTGCCATTTGTACTTCTTGACTGGAGAGCGTCGCACGGTAAACAGACTCTTGATTCAGTTGAATAAGCCCATTTAACCGAATATTGGGATTAATCAGGCAACGAACGTTAACACCCGATCCAATGGTTTGTTGTGGCATACCAATCAAGCCGGTGTTGCTATTCAGCACAATAGCTTCATGCACATATTTATCGTTCGGCACCATATCAACTTTGCCATTAACAAACTGCCAGGTGGCTTTGCATTGCTTGGCGACGTTATCCAGATAATCCCGTGTCATGCCGTACATGGTTTTACCGCGCGGGAATACCGTGGGTGGCATTTCCGGCATGATCCCCTGTGTTATGCCGAACGGGGCAAGGTTACGCATCAGCAGATTATTAATATCAGCCACGGTATAACCCGCCGCTATTGTCTGGTTTATGGTGGCGCTAATAAATGCGTTATGACCGTCAATAGCCTGGATCAAGATAAAGGTATCGGTAGGGTTATCTCTGCCGGTAATGGTATAACGGATATCACCCGAAAAAATCTCACCGAAGTTAGCCTCTTCCTGTTGCCCATCCGGAGAGGTTGACCCATCGTAACCGGCGATCAACCGTAGCTTTGAAAACTCGGTACCGGTGATGCGGTTAATGGTGTTTTGTGACAGATTATAAATTTTGAAGATGGCGGCGCGCGGGAATGAGGTGTTGTACCACTCAATATTAAACGTCACTTTAAAATCAGTGAAATTAATCCCCTTACCTTCATTATCCAATAGCATCAACTCAAAGTGGCGTATCCAGTTCTTACTCATGAAAACCTCATAAAAAAACCCGCTCGGTGGCGGGTTAGATTGCGTGGATTGATTTAGCTATTCTGCACAAAATATAAATGGCTACCGGTGCCAAGATTGGTTTTGGTCGGGTATTCCTTGCGGCTATCATCACTAAGCACCGCAAAAACACCATTGATACCCAGATCAGGATATTGCTCGATCAGGTCAACACCGACCACCAGCGGCACGCCGCAAAGCATGTCAGCGCCCCCGCTATCTCTGACGTCCATTATCCAGCCTGCGACATCACGATAGATCAGGCGCAGGTTAAGTGAGCTTTCACCCAGGGCAATATTGAAAAACTGATTATTGGCTGTTAGCGGGATTTCTTGAATGTTCATGCAAGTTTCTCCTTTACCCAGCCTAGACTAGATTGCAATAACGATTTATTGGCCGGTGCTGGGGCTTTGGTGCCGGTGTTTTGCATCGCCGAGGTGCTTACCCCGTCTTGCATATTCTCTTTATCAGCCACCGTAACCGATTCGGTTTGAGACATAATCACTTCACGCAGTGTTAGAACGCACATCAACACATTTTCACTGGTTTTATCGGTTGTGACCTCAATGCCACGGATCAGCATATTGCTGTATTTCCGCTTGCCGGTAATGACGTCGAATGGCTGTCTACTTTCCTGCAAATCGCGGAGCTCTTGATAAACCTCCTCCGGGCTTTTACCCAGACTCAACCCTATGGTTGAGGTATCCACAAAATCCAGCAATGAACCGCCACCGGCAAAACCCACCTCCATTGTGACCTCAGCAGCGCGTTTATAAGCGTGATCGTTAACTGCAGCCCCGACCTCAACCGGATGCTCGGTTATCTCCAGCGCGTCCTGATGCTTTTCAGCGATAATCACGCTCGGTACCAGCAAGCCGATTTTGCGCGTTTGCTGCCGGAAGATGGCAGAAAGAATATCCATTCACCCTCCTATCGGGTTGATGTGTTTAATTGCTGGGTGAGTTTTGCATTAACGCCGGTTTGCCTCCCCGCCACCTCATTACCCGCAGAGACAGGATCAGAGACACCCGAGATATAAATATTCGTTTCCTGCTGCAATCCCCCACCCGGCATATTGCTACGCACTTTAGGAATGTAGTTGCGGGTTTCCGCTGGCATCAGGTCTAAGCCGTGTTTCTGGACATTGCCGATCCCCCAGTTGTAAGAGGCCAGTGCCTTATCCAAATCACCGCCATTCATCTTAAGAAGCATACTGAGATACTTGGCGGCGGCAGCGGCTGATTTCTCAGGGTCGAAAACATCATTCCCCTTAAGCCCCATATCTTTCGCTGTCGGGTCCATAAACTGGAATAACCCTTTTGCCTGCCCGTATTTGGTTTTTGGGCCTAGCGCAAACTGGTTACCACTGGACTCTGTTATTGCCAAACTGCGCAATAACCCCGCGGGTAGGTTGTTTAATGCTTCCAGTTTTGTGAAGGTGGGTTGTAACCAACCTAAAAGATTTTCGCCTGACGCCGATGCTGTTGGCCTTTTTACTGACTGCGCGTGTTGCTCAGGATCTGCCCCGTTATTTTCACCGCGCAACCACCGGCCAACGCTTCTGGGATCAAAGCCGGTTTTATCCTTAACCCAATCGGCGGCGCTATTCGCGCTATCGGTTACCGCAGGCATGGCGTCGGGCTGATCGCCGCCCTGACTGAGCAACGCTTTCCCTATCCTGGCAACCTCACCCCAATCACCTTCTTTCAATGCATTAATCAGGTCACCGATCATCGATAACATCTTGCCGAACTCGCCGAATTGCTTCGTCAGGTTCTCGATGTCACCTTTTAGCGTCCAGTTTTTCAGATTAATGTTGAGTAGCCTGGCAATCTCAACGCCAACGCCTTTAATGGATTTAGTTAACTCATCTATTCCCTTGAGCGCAGCGTTTATTTCTTGTTCCCACTGGCCCCAGTCAATCAGGCTATTCCCGCCCTCTTGCCATGTTTTATAGTCGTCGTACAGGGCAAACAGGGCCGCACCCAGTGATAGCACAATACCCACTGGCGATGTCAGAAAGGCGGTATTGAGTAAACGCCATGCCACCAACAAGCCGCCAAACAACATAATGAGTTGCTGCGTTATCGGGTCTAGCTTTTTAAACCCGTTGATGACATCACCGACCGCCTGACCGGTACGCCATAATACGCGTGTGACCGTATCCCCCGCCCAGAGAATGCCCTTGATAACTTTCATCAACACCGCTTCAATCTTCGGCCAGTTATCCAGCAGTTGCTTGCGCAGAGCATCAATATCCCCCGCCAGTCCATCCGCCAGATTTGAACCTATCTTGTCTCGCGCCTGACCGAGCGTCATCGAGAGATCACGCATGGAGGTCATAAAGCGGTTAGATTGCTTGGCAGCGACCTCAGCATTAAAGCCGATTTTTTTAGCGGTCAGCGCATACTCAGAACTGAACTGCCCCAGCCCTTTGCGCATCGCCATTAGCGTATTTTCATCAATACCCAGCATCTGCGCGTATTGGTTGGCGCGGTAATACGGCATGCTGCTCAGTTTTGCACTAAGGCCGGTAAAGATGGCCGAGGTATCGCGCATGTTGCCGTTCGCGCTACGGGTCTGAATACCCAGCCGATTTAGAAAGCCCTCAGCCCCCGGACTGTTACGGATAAATCTGGCCAGACTTTCAAGTGAACCTTGCGCTGACGCCGCATCTACCCCCAGTTGCGAGGCGGCATACCCCAGTGCCTTGATTCCCGCCACCGATGCGCCGGTGCGCTGGGAGGCGAAATAAACCTTATCCAGCCCGCTGGCAATTTGGGTGGTAAAGCCAACAACGGCCAGCGCCGCCCCTTCGACCACTGCGCCCATTTTCAGCACATTAGCGGTGACGCCTGCGACCACAGCGGAGAATTTCTTCTCCCCGGCATCGTCCAGCTCAAAGCCCAGGCTGACCAGAAAGTCCTTAATGGTTTCAGCGTTGCTCATTGTCGGCTCTCCACTTATCTATTTTTGACTGATTTTCGGCCTCCAGATCGAGGTAGTCATTCATTAGTGCAATGTCGAGCAGGTCTATATTCCCGCTTTTGATTTCACCCATTGTCGTGAGTTGGTGCTTTACCGGGCGCAAGATAAAATCCTCACCACCCGGCAACGTATCCAGCATTAATCCGCTGGCAGGGCCGCCGGTGCGCTCTCTTGGAGTTCGTGCAAAAAATTTCCCATCGAGTCGCCCACCACCCGACCCACAATTTGCAACATTGTCATCAGGTCAATGTCATCAAACATCAGTGCGCTATTAGTGAAAATCGGGTTATAGGCGCTGCCGTTCTTACGTGACACCCGCGCCAAACAGGGGTGAATAATGGCGTTACAGTCCTCATCGCTAATATCCGAAAGTGACTGGGCAATGCTGGGTAACGCCGTTTCGATGGTCACCGTGCCGCTTCGCAGGTCTTTTAGGATGCCCGCTAACAAGGGCAACAACTTACGCGACACTTTCAACTGCGCGAATACGTCGAGTTTCTGCGAGCGGTACTCGATACCTTTAATCGTAAATTCCATAACCTACCCCTTAAAAAGTACCCAGCAGCTGATCGACTTTGATGCAGTCAAATACCCACGGCACCGTTGCGCCATCTTTGGCGTTCTGCCAATCGGGTTGTTTTTGAAACGCACAACCACGCGCCGCAAAGGTGTCACCGCTGGCAGTATTTCGCATCAAAATGATGTTGTTACCCCAGGTTGCACTCGATTGAGATTGCGCGTTATACATGACCGATAACTTGCGATTGGTCGGGCTGGTTTTCAGCAGATTCACCGTCACTGTGCCACCTTTCCCCGCATGCAGGCTGTGCATCCCCTCACCGTCGGCACCAATGGTCATGGTATTTTTATTCTCGATCATCGAGGTGGTGATCCCCTCTTCGGCCACGGCTGCGCCATAACCCAAATCGAATGAACCGCCCACACCAACAATGGAGGCGGTAAAGTCCATAAAGCTATAAGTGTTTGACATTCATCAGCCCCTTAGCGGTTAACATTAATGATGACATCGGCATAGTGAACAGCGCCGGCCAGCTTGATAGCAGACTGCATTACCGGCGCTTTACGCCCCTCACGGTCAGCCTGCGCCTGTGATGCCACTGGCGGCGCATACACGTAATAGCCTTTGGTTAGGGTGTCACCGGTTTCCAGCGCACCGAAACTATCACCACCCCAGACGCCCGGTGCTACCAGCCCATTAGTGACCGACTGATCCATTGATTTCTCAACATTGGCCAGCAAACGAGTTACACCCGCGTCTGTCTGCGGGATTTTGGTGGGGCTGGTAAACAGCAGGTTGTAGAGGTTGTTCTGTACGTAGTTCTGCAACCAGTCGAGGCCGTGGCGTTCATCGAAGAAGTCGCCATTGCACATCACGCCCTCTTGAATGATGGCCGTGTCGTTGTCGTAATTGACGAACACATTGCAATTCTTCGCTTTCAGCGCGTTAGCTTGAGACTGCTCAAGTGATTCGGCGGTAATGCCAGGCTGTTGTTTGAATTTCAGGGTGATGGTGGTGTTATTGCCGTTAAAGTTCACGGTAAATGCACGACCAAAAATAGAGGCGGCGGCATACGGGCTGGCGCTGGAATACTGCACCAGGGTACGGGCATATTTGGCCGCTTTCAGTTTGCTGGCAATATCGGTATCAATATCCGCATCCAGCGCACTCGTAACCTGTGTGGTATAGCCGAAAATCCGCGACACATCATCACTCTGGATAAACGAGGCGATACTGATCACGTCTGCATCGCTTAACGATGGGTCGGCAATAACCAGCCCGTACCAGCGGGTAGACATGTCTGCCAATTTATAAATGCATGCCTGAATGGTTTCACTCGCCAGACCTTGAACCGGCAACGCCCCGGCACTCTCAATCAATCCCATCAGCACAGAAATATCGGTACCGGTCGCATTGGCCGAGCCATAACCGACCGCCGAGTCTTTGCCGGTGGTTTTAGATGTAATGATAAAGCGGCTACCGTTCCAGGTCACAGTGGCGATAAGCAGCGATTCTTCAACTCTGGCGGCGACACCGTTAAGGTTTAGTTCGTCTGTCCAGTCAACATCCGCCACCACGGTTTCAACACCATCAACGGTGATTTTCATCGCACCGTCAGAAACAGCGGTAAAGTTAGCCATTAGCTGCTGCGTCGGGTTTAAAATTGCCCCGCGCAACAGTCCGGCGGCATCCTCTTTCACCCAGCGGCCGACAAAGGAATCAATCGGTTGTGGTGATTGCTGATAGTACAAATTAGCGGCCTGATACTCAGGTGCGGTTAGACCAAAGTCAGATGCAATGTCTGTCGCGCCGGAATAGCTGCGCAGGCGTTCGTGAGCGTCGATAACAGGCGAAGGGCCAACCACCAGCAGGGAACCAAAGTTCCGCGCCAGAGCTGCACGCACAGCCATATTCACCGTCACATTGACGATGTTAGAAACAGGTAATCCCTGCGACATGGTTATTCTCCGAAGAATTTTACGGTAGCGGCGGTCAGCGATTTAATGCCGTACTCGCGGATCACTTTGCGGCGCAGTTTGACGGTGATGTCAAAACGGCGTACCCACTGGTTATTAATCAGTTCAGGAAAGGGATTAATACGACTGTAACGGGCCAGTGACAGGCCCATTTTCACCAGTTCGTCATTGTTTTGGCTAATGGTCAGCCCATCTCGAAATTGAGTTGCATAGCGCTGCCCGTTAGGGCCGTAGAAACTCGCCATACATTCGATCTCTTCATGTCGCCATAACTCGGTGCTGTTTTCGCCTTGGTTCTCAAAGGCGGGGCTGGCATCGTCTGGAATATCGATTACCCCAAAACCACACCAGTTAATATCCGCCGCCATAATGGGTGACTGCACGGCGGTCCATCGTGGGCGAACGTGACCATCGGCTAGCCCGGACACCCCTCTCACCCATTGACTCAACAGGCGATCCAGCGTCTCATCGTAAGCGGGGCCGTCAGCAATCGGGGTTAGCCAGCCTGCCTCATCACTGCTGTTGTTGCTCAATGGGAATTCCTCCATCGAACGGCAGGAGTTCACAGTGTGCTTGAACGAATCCCGCACCGTATGCCGTGTAAGGGTCAACAAAGGTCACGCGATAATCGCGATTCTGATAGGTCACAATATCGGCATCACGCCCGGTCTGTCCCTGGGTAAGGCGCTCGACAGTCACAATAAGGATTGCGCCACCAATAACATTCCCTGACATCATGCGGCGCGACTCAAGCGAGCGGTCTACTGTCACCACACCGGCAAAACCTTTTTCGGTAACGGTATTAGTGGCGAATCCGTCAGCATCAACCGTCTGCACGTTCCGTTTAACCCGCAGTGACATGTCACAGAAGTCCGGATCAAACAGCACGTCGGTCACATCAAGATTTGGCATATTTATCCCTCACGATAGAGGTTATCGTCCGTCGATATTGCCCGGTATCAATTAGCGGCTTATCCCCGCTGCGACCGCGCCGTAAACGAGCGCTAATAGTGCTATCGGCTAAAGGAGTAAAACCGGTGATAGTGATGTAGCGTTTCACCGCATTACTGGCGATGGTGCCCGCCTGTTCTAACGCCCGATCTGCCGCAGCCTGGTTGCCCGCCAAAACCGCCTGCGCCGCCTGTTTCAGCTTTTGGGTGGTTTCATCTTGTACCGACCTGACACCCGGCTGTAAGTGGGGGCGCGGGGGGATGTTTTGCGCGGGTGAACCATACTCGTTGAGATAACCGATCCCCGCGTTACCGAAAGGGATATCCTCCCGTTCGCTTTTCTCCTCGGGGATACCGATCAACACCTCTTTCCTGCCGATAGACTTAAGCGCCGCCAGCACATCATTAGCCTTGTCTACCCGCACCTTTAAGCCACTTTTCATAGCTGCCGGCCTCCGGCACCAAACATAAGAATGATCTGGTAGAACTCAGCACCGTAGCGGGTGAAATTCCAAAATCCCGCATCAGGGTTGAGCGTGGCGCTGTTGTCATAGCTAACGGAAACCTTATCGACACACTTTGACGAGGCCGCACCATTAGTTGAACCACTACCGCCGCCCATCGCAGCTGACAGCATATCTTTTGCTTGCAGCGTCATGTAATGAGCGACAAACAACTCAACCAAATAGGGAAACATATTATCCAGTAGGTTCTCATCCAGAAGGTTGTCGGCAAGCGATAAGCGAAATTGTATTGCAGCGTCAGGGTAACGGGCCTCATTTTCAAACTGAGGGAAATCAGTCCTGAACTGTACTGGTGTCGGTAGGTTTCTGTTCCTTGCCATTTGCTTTCACCTTCGGCTTAGTCAGTTCATCGATTTGCTTCTGCATCTCAAGGATGGAGTTATCACGATCAGCCAGCGCTTGCGCCTGAGCATCGATTTGCTTCTGCATCTCAAGGATGGAGGCTTGCAGGTCGGTGTTATTTTGCTCAATCTCTCCGTCGATCACCTCAGCGTGTGCCAATGTGAACCAATGCTCGGCAACGTCTTTCGTCACCGTATGAGTGCCAACCAGAAAGCCGATATCGGGCTGACCGGCCAACGACAATTTAAACGGGGTATGTACTGCAATTTTCATCATTTCACCTTACTGGCCTCCTGCGAGGCCATTAGAGTTATTAAATACCGTCGAAATAAGCCAGCGTTTCGATGTAAGGGGCTTCAACCACACCCAACTTCCCGTAATAGGTCACCAGCTGCCACAGTCCGCGATACTGGATCGGGATGCTGGTCAACGGTACCAATGGGAAGCGCACATACTTACGGTCATTGGTGTAGGCCACCATGCGATCTTTACCCGCCACACCCGCACCTTTCAGCCATTTCACCGCGCGGATATTCAGCGGAATACCGTTTTGATGGAAAGAGATAGTGTTAGTGGTCAGGTAGGTCAGCAAAGATTGGTTACCCGCATCAGACACAATAACCTGCGCCAGATAGGCGTACTGCTCAGGGGGTAACAGCAGGTCTTTCGGTACCACGGTATAGCCGGATGCGGCCCAGGCATCGGAAAGCACTTTGTTAATAGAATCGCGGATTTCAGCCACGGTCGAGGTTAACCACGATTTAGTCGCATTGCCCACCGCGACACCGGCGTAGTTGGCCAGACCTTTTACGCCCAAATCGGTATCACCGAGATAGACCTGCTCATCGGCATCCATATGCCATTTCAACACCATGCCGTCATATTTCTGCGTATCGATTGGACGGCCCACTTGTTGCGCTGCGGCTAATTCAATCACCGTCCAGCCCAATTCCATCCCCCACAACGTCAGCGGGAAGCCTTTTTTATCGATATCCAAGTTAATGCCTGCCAGTGCGGTCGATTCCTGGCTAACCCAGTTTTTACCCTTTGGATTGGCACCGGTACCGGCTGCGGCAAAGCCAGTTTTAGTGAATGAGCTGATCTCATCAGCAATATTCACATCTTCGCGGAATTGAATATCGCGGGTGTAAGTCGTTCCCACCAACGGCAGGTTAATCTCTGGATCTAATCGCTCCAGTTCCCCGATCAGGAATGCGCCGCTGGCATCAATGGTGCTCTGGCTGTCGTAAGTGATCATAGTGATTGTTCCTTAAATCTTGTAAGAGATTTCAGTGTTACCAGCGGCATCACCGGCACCCGTGAAATAAGCGTTGGGCAGTACCACGGTAACGTCAGCAATGGCCGTGGCCAGTACAGAACCCAACGGGCTAGCGTCGGTAGCATCGGCAATACGGATATAGACCGGCGCACCTTTAGTCACACCCGCCGCCGTAGCGCCGATATTGACCGACAGGTAACCGCGTTTAAGCGCATCACCCGCAAAGTTATTACTGGTACCGATTTGGCGCACTTTGTCTGGCGTTGAGGTGGTAGGGAATGGCCGGACAAAAATGCCGACAACGTTGTCAGCAGTATCGTTTTCTTCCAATGGTACAAAGAAATTGCCACTGAATTTACCGGCCAGACCGTACTGGCTGAATGGGTTAGCCGTATTAATCAGTACCGGCTCAATAGTCAGATCCTGCGGGCGTGACACGGCCCCGGCAATGCCCGCAGGCATCCGGAATAAATATGCTGTCATGAATTAGTTTCCTTTTTTAGCCCAGAACGCGGCGTTCTGTTTATTGAGGTCGGCGGCGGTAGGTCGGCGGTTTGGTGTGGCAGAATCAGTGGTTCGGTGGTTCAACTGAATGTTATTGCGCCCCTTGGCGATCTCGCTGGCCGCGATGAATGCCGCATCAAGGGACAGTTTTGGCATCTTGGCAAAGTCGGGCTTGTCGCCAACAATACCTTTCAGCAATTTCTCGCCCTCAGTGGTTTTAAACGCCGAGTCCAGTACGGTTCGTTTAAAGGAGGACAACTTTCCACCCTCGGGTAATTTAATGCCCGGTACAATCCATTCGGCACGGGAAACCACATCCTGATGATAAGCCGCATCGCTGGTAATACGTCGCCCCTCTTCCGCCTCGTCGGGATCGGCATCAGTGGTTGAACCCAATTTTTCCAGAATCGTGGCTAAGGTCGTTTCCATAGCGGCAACACGGCTTTCGATATCACCACTATCATTAGTCGCAATAGCATCTAATTCAGGCTCTTGTTTCGGTAACGGCTGTTGCGGGTTAATGGTGATATTGATGGCCTTGGGCAATTCGCCGGTACCCTCATCACTGGTTAACTCCGATGGGGCGCTTTCCATTGCTTCCTCCATCGCGGCGGCATCTTTGGTTTTGATTGCCCGGCGTAGCTTGGCGAACCAGGTGTTATTAGTAGTCATACGTTTACTATCTCCAATTGAACAGCGTTTCCCTGCGCGACCCGTAGGAACGAGCGCGACATGGTTCGCTATGATGTCGTACTGACGGGCTTTGCCTCTGGCGGTCTGCTGATATTCGGCATCGTAGCCAGCCGAAATTTGATCAACACCATCCTCAAGAATCACCTTTATGGCCTCGGCTTTCTTGACCACGATGTCGGCGATCATTAAATCTGATTGGTCACCCGTTCCGCGCCTGACGTTTTGAACGTGGCCAGCGGCGTAACGGCCCCAGTTGTCCGGGGTGACATCTTCGATGGGGTGAGATACTGTGAATGTCATTCCCTCAAAGCTGGCCAGCGTTTCAGGGCGAAAGACCTCCTCCTCCGTCCTTTCTACCAGGATCTCACCATCACTATCAGGCTCGATATCATCCAGCTCTTCGCCACCGTAAAGCTGTACTCCGGTTCGGCCTATGGGAACGTCTTTGCACAATAGGCCACCGTCGCTCATGGTGAAGCGCGTCTCCCCTAAGCGGGAGTTATAGAAATATTGCATGGGTTACCTACCGAATTGCGGGCATAAAAAAAGCCCACCGAAGTGAGCTTTACTAAACTTGAGCATTTCTATTTGGAGCGCTTAAGTATTTCCGTATACGCTATAGCTGTTTCCAAACGATTCTTTGCAGAAACTAATTGGTCTCGTGCATGGCTGATAGTTTTTGAATCTTTATCTGGGTTATTTCCACGCCCGCCCCAATTAGGATCTTCAACCTTAGCCAGTTGCCTTTTTGCAATTTCTAAGTTTTGTTCCGCAGCAGCGATATCACTTTGCCTTTTAACACTATCTTCATATAAGGCTATCGCATCGAGCGGAGAATCTAATAGGCGTTCAATATCTATTTTTTTTACTTTGCCGAGAGGAAGGCTATACACGATCCAAATCTCTTTTCCGATAGGGCGGAATTTCCAATAGTAAACCCAATAGGCAAATAAGTATTTTTCATGAGTATATTCGAAGCCATTTTTACAATGAATTTTTGCCACTTGTCATTTCTCCCCAAAGGTTATAGGCAAAAATATTAGCACATATAGATATTATCCTTATTTTCTTTGCTGTTATCCATTATCTGGAATGATGACTTCACAGTAACAACGACAGTTAGGTAATGCGCCCGCATGGCCCGTCATACCGTCAAGGGTCGGCGGGTTATCCCAGCGAACAAACTTACCCTCCATTTTTTGATGTGAATGGCGAACGTCACTATCCTCGGCGGTGCGCCAGATGTAACCACTGGAACCGATAGAGAGTGAACGGGCCTGAGTGAGTGCCGTTGATGCCCGCCCTATTTCTGTACGGGCGATCATGTTGGCGCGGGATATGGCCACATCACCAGATTTGGCTATTTCTTTAGCAAATGGCCCGGCACGCCCGCCGGTGATTACCGCCTCTAGCGCCTGATTATGGATATCCTGCACCCGGTCAGCGGCTTGTAATGGCAGTGATTTGATCAGCTTTATCTGTTCTTCCACAATGTTACGGGCTACCTGCCCTATGGCGGTGTTTTCCATTATCTGGCGCAAACCAACGGATATTTCCTGCGAGTTACTGCGCCACATCGCCATGTCTTTGGCGTTAACGGCATCAAACATCTTGCTGGCGGTGGTTCTGGCCCAGCCGTCAATCAGGTCTGAATAGCGTTTCAGGCTATCCATAACGCTATAGACAGAGTCGTTAGAACCATCGTAGGTACCATTTACGATGTCCCCGACCATGCGCGCTATCTTTCGTAGCTGCGTTTGATATTGGATTTCTGCGCGCCGTGATTTCAAGCGGGTTGAGATCTGCGTTTTCGCCGAGGTTCGGCGGGTCGATGTCTTTCGCACTTTCTATATCCTCATCGCTGATGCTGGAGCCGATACCGGTGATAGCAGCTTTGTCCCTGAGTTCAGTCATGCCCCCCTGTAGCGTCAGCAAGCCTGAGTCCATTGCGGCGTTAATGGTATTAACGGTTTTCTCCGCCACATCTGCGCGGTCAGGTTCCGACATTTGCCACAGCGGGTTGAAGTCAAAAGAGAAACCGTCTGGCAGTGGCGAACTAAACTCGGAATAGTGGATCACTTCGAATAATCGGCGCAGTGGGCGACGCAAACGGCGCTCTTGTTGCGTACCGATATTGTCGTAGTAGTTAGCCAGATCAGCGTCACCGGTTGAAAACCCCGCAGGCGACTGACCAAACAAGCGCACCAGCGGGATACCAATGGCACCGGCTATCTGCTGGGCAAACTGCGCCATCACATCAGACAGGCCGCCGAATGCGTAACTGTGCGTTTCAAACGTATCGGTCGCATCCATGAGGGTAAGACCTTCGGTGCTTTGAAATTGCCGGATCATGTCCATGCTTTTCATTAGCCCATCAAAGGCCTTACCCCCCATTGCGACCAACTCACGAAATTTATTGATTTTGTAGGTGCGTAAGTGCGCCTTAAAAATCAACTGCGCCGCGCCGGTCGAGGTACTATCAAACGCTAACAACCGGTCAAACAGCCGCTCGATAACCGACATGCCCCATTCGTTTTCTGTTCGTTTCTGCTGGTACGGGAGGCCAACACCATCCAGGCGAATTACCCTGCTATGGTGAATTTTCATGCTCGGAATGCCGCCGCCGGTGGTCACCACCTGGTAATATTTAGGCATACCGAGATCTGGCCCCATCTCGGTCACTCGTTCGCTGATGGTTGGGTTAACCATCCAACGGTCGAGCACCAATAGCCCTTTAAACGCATCTTTGCCGATGGTTTCTACCCGTAGTGGTGTTTCCGGCGCTTGGCCATCAATCATGATGAAACCAATTGCCCCACCGTACAGCCGTGACCATTTGATGGTGTCGTTAAGGGCATCCCAGAGGGATAACTCCTCCCAGCGCCCCTCGATCCGCATCTTGGCATCCGGTGCCATCTTGGAGGTGATGTTAATCCCCTTACGGGTCATATCATCGGCGATGGTGTCTACCGCGGCCCCCACCAGCCATGATGAGCGGTAAGCATTTTCTATCAGTTGGCGGTTGCGAGATGTCCAATTCGGTTGGTAGCTATAATCCGCGCTCTGGTTCTCGGTACGCAGCCCATAGCGAGCGGTGAGGTTTTGATAGCTATCGGTGGTTCTCTGCGGTGATGACGCCTTACCTACTTTACGTTTTCTCGACATTACGCCCCCCCGAGCCGTAGCCAGATATCCAGCGCGTTATCCATTGGTGCATATAAAATCATGGCTGAATCCGCCAGGTTAGGTGACTTAGTGCCGTCAGGTTTTTTATCCACCACAATTTTCCCTACGCCATTGACTGAGTAGGTGGGTTGCGACAATTCAGAGGTTAATTTGGTCAGGTTTTTGAGGTCTTTCGGGATGGAGATAATGTCATCGGGATCGAACTCCATATTTTCCTTAACCGCCCGATAGGTTTTCTGGAACCGGGTACGCAAACTCCACCAGCCCTGTGCTTTGGCGTTCGCAAAGAAATCTTTGTTAAGTCGCCCTTGTTGACCGTTATCACCGGGAACCGCCTCATCATCGGGGTCGGTTACGCCACCGCTACCACGGAATGGCGTGGCGACAATATGCCGCCTGCGTTGTTCTTCGCGCTGCTCGTTGATAACACGGGCATCACCACGCGCACCGGCCCCCAATCCATCGGTATCAAAGCGGAAAGTTTCGAGGTTTTGTGCATCGCAAATATCAAAGGCTTTCTGTACGGTACCGAAAATATCATCGCCTTTACCCGACCACTCCTCGATGCTTTCAAGTAAGAAACCGTGACGACCGGCAAAGGCGTTGGTGTCCTTGCCCTCGTCGGCGATATCGAGCGCACCTAAGCGCTGGCCAGTTGGCACAATACCCAACACCTCATGCGCGTTGATTGCCGCCTGCACCCATGCCGACGGAATCAATACGCCCTCAACCGAGGCGCTGTAGTTGATATCAATTTCCTGCGCCACGGTAACCGGGTCGAGATTCTCAACCTGCTTTTGATACCAGACATCATCTTTGCGCGGGTCGTCGCGCCAGTGAAAGGTGAATACTTTAATCTTGCCGCTGTGCCGCCGTTCAGCAAACGAGTTAGCCATGCCGTTCGGTGTTGATACATCCTGCCGACAGTTGGTGGTTGCTGACAGAGACGCATCGACCAGATAAGGCCGCTCCAGGAACGCAGATTCATCGACGATGTAAAAGCTGGTGCGGTCACCGCGCCCTATCCCATCACCCGCCTCGCCGGTCATGGCTGATTCGGTTTCAGGGAACAGAATACGCATGTGTGGTGCGTGCTGTTTTAGGCTCCAGCCACCACGAAACTCAGTGGGCAGCAGAGAGATAAAATTACGGGCTTTATCGAATAGCGATTTAGGCGAGCCGATTTTATCAACATACTCTTCTTTGCGAGAACCGAACCCGGCAAACACGCCACGATTGAACAGACAAAGCGAGGAGGCCATGCCAACCGTCAACCATGACATGCCCATATCGCGGGTTTTCTCGGTAATACCCGGTTCAGCATTACGCCAGCGCTCGACAAACCACCCGATCCACTCTTCCTGCTTTGGGAATAAGAGGAACGGGATACGGGCAGGCAATCCACGCTCAACGTTGCGCGGGTCAACCGTCATACCCCAGTCGATAATGAACTGAGCGGGGTTATCTTTATAAAACGCTCTCATAACCGGCAACATTTCAGGCTGCTGACGAATGCGCTGCAATCGCTCCATTCGCCACTCAAAAACCTGCATGTAATCCGGGTTCTTAAAGTCAAAAGGGAACGGAATAGGCATTTGGATTTTACTCGATAAATGAGTGAATTTTAGGGCTTTTTAACATAATGACCGTTACCCGCACCGAGCGCATAGCACTCATCAAACAAGCAGCGTGAGAGGCTTATTTGTCAGGGTTATCGTGTCAGAGTGTTAGATAATTGGGTGCATAAAACATGCATAAAACACCCTCTATCTTGCATAGAGGATTTATCAATCTAACGGGCTATTTCTGGATGTTTACCAAAATCAGCCCATCATTTTGCGGTAGGCTTCGGCAGCTTCGTCTGGGGTCATATTTACCGTCTCAGTTTTAACCGGGCCACCATCAGGGCCACTAATTTCTGTTTTGTTTTTCAACATACCTAAATGCTGAGCAACCATTTTTAAAGCCTCATCCTGATTGCGGGTAATGGCCTCAATACCAAACTTACCCTCTTTCACCCCAGAGAACAGGCGACGAGCTGCACCACGTAGATCCCGCGTATCGTGAAAGTGAGTACGCCCAACCCCCTCACCATTACAGCGCGGGCAGTCAGGGTTAGGATCAAGCGTGGCATCAAAACCGTAACCGCCAACGTCTAAGGGTTCCCGCTTTTTGCTTTCCACCGCTTTTAACCGGGCCTCTTCAAACTCGACAGCATCGCGCCACTGATACTGGTAACCAAACCCCCAGCAATGGCGGCAACACAAACGGCGTAGCTCAGTAATTTGGCTGGCATCGGCTGTGGCAATATCCCACCACCATTTCAACACGGCATCCTGGGTTATTCGGGTTCGTCGTTCTCTGGCATCCAAGGCATCGCGAATGGCCCGGCTAACCTTAGCATTCCTGTACATGCGTGAAGCGTTAACGTAAGCCGTATTGCCCTCTCCTTTCCCGCCAGATCTTTTATATGCCGCCGTGCTATTCAGGTCGATCAGGTATTCACTCACGAAACGAGCCTGCATATCATTAAGCCCGTACTCATCAGGGTTTAATGTGAATTCGGGGTCGTCGTTTTCATCTGCTAGATGTTCTGAATCTATTTCACTTTCAACGTGAACCGTTGGTTTTCTACGTTTGGTTCGCAGGTTCTCATTTTGGTTCGCACTTATTGCCTGCGAACTTACATTGCGAACCTGTTCATGTTTGGGCCACTCCTCAGCCTTTGCCCTCTTTCTTACCGCTGTATCACTTACACCGTATTTCTTGGCAAGCTCTCTGATGGAAAAAGCGCCGGAACGGTAGTCACGCTCGATGCCTCTCCAGTCAGTGTCTTTTGCCATGATGATCCCTTAGTGTCATTACGCAGTAACCTTGGTAGGTTGCTCTGTGATGATATTTAGGCGTAAAAAAAACCAGCCGAAGCTGGTTGATTGGATGCCACTTTTAAATAATTACTTTTCTAGGGCTGCTTGAATTGCGTCCGCAAGATTACCTACCTGCTGAGATGCATGTTCGGTGTCGTATTGTACTTTCTTGTTGGTAGCGTAAGCACCGGTCGATCCTGCTGATGCAATAATTACTTCAAGAGCGGCTTGTACCGCTAGGATTCTTTTTTTCTGTTCATCGGTGTAATCAATTCCAAAGTAATTTTCTAGCATTGCAATCCCCTTTTGATAAATAGAACTATTAAGTTAGCAGGTGGAATCATCAGCGCTAGTTTTATAGCGGGTATTATTGATAACTCTCAACAAATATCCTTAATTAGGTTCTCACGATATCAACATTCGTTATAGTCATCTTACGGATGCGGCGGGTTGCTTCGCGAGAAATGGCGCTCAGGTTCTTGGGAGTGGCTTTCACCTTTGCATATTTGCGCAATAGGCTATCAGTTACCTCGTTAATCTGTTTCTCCGTGGGAGGGATAATGCTTACCTGTAACTTATGCATCTGTTGTTCCTTATTTCAGGGTTAAGTTTTACTCCCGACTCTCTGCCTCCAGTCGATAACCTCATCAAGCCGACCTTTGCAGATTCGCAGTTCCCGCTTTAACTCCATTGCGTACAACCCGCCATCTCCCCATGTAATACCGGTAAATTCTGGAACTTCACAGGGGATAAGTGCTGACTCAGGCGGCAACAATAGGGCGGGTTCGGTAATGGGTGGTTTAACGGGTCTATTCACGCATGATGTTAATGCTAGCGTCAGGCATGCGCTGAATAGCACACTTATCATCTGACGACGCTGCCAGAAACCGCTTAAGCCGATCTTCACTTTCATTGCGTAGTTTCCTTTCGTTCTCTATCTGGCGGGTGGTAGCTGCTCGGTTAGCGGCTTCATTCACCTGGTATGCATCAATGATGTTGCCCAGTGCCGTGTTTGTGGCTTGCTCATCACTCAGCGCTTTTTCCACTTTTTGGATGTCGTTTGAGAGGCGGTAACTGTTAAAAAACAGAACCGACACAATAACCACCAGCACAGCAATGACTAATCCAATGGCCTTATTCATCCAGCCCCCAACAGGTCAGTTCACTTTCCTGTGCGCGGCGTTCTATCTGCCCGTAACAGTTATTTGAGCGAATATTGCAATCCTTGCCGCCATCACGAACCCAACGTTTGATCTCAGCGCACGCGCCTTTGCGGTCGCCAGCGTTGAGTTTGTAATAAAACGTGGATGGTAGGCATTTGGCGGGACCAATATTGTAAGGGCAGAATGACGCTATACCGGCTTTCTGTGGTTCGGTCAGTGGAACGTGAACATTCCGTTCGACCCACGCTATGGCGGCGGCTGATTCTTTCTGGTTTAACTTGTCGCATTGAGCTGCGGTAAATCTCATCCCCATCAGCACTGGTTTACCGTCGATATAAGTAATGCCACGGCAGATGGTCGGCTTGCCCTGACCATCGCGGTAAGCTGAAAGGCGATTCCCCTCTCTCTCATCAAGGTAGTGATCAAGAATTATCGATGCCGGTGCGCCAGCTAGCACAACACCCAGAACGGTAGCGCTGAGTTTGCTCTTTGTTGATATCGACATTAACGATCCTCCGACATCAATATTTGCATCTCTTCATCTGTCAGGTTTTTGTTTTTCCGATTAAGGTACTCTCTGAGGAGTTTTTGCCGCTGGCACTTAAACCACACGCCAGAAGCGCACCCGATTATCGTGGTGATGATGCCAACGATAATGCCTAAAATCATCCATTCGCTCGGGGCAAGGTAGTTAATCAAACTAAATAAAACTGAGCCGATACCGCCGCCATAAGTGGCATTGTCTGCAATCCTCTCCTGCATGTTTTTCATCCTCACCCCCCGGCACCGGTTGGCATAAAAAAAGCCGCCAGTTTTGGCAGCTCTATTTGTTCCCTCCCGGCTTTGGGTATGGGAGGGGTTTAAACAGCTTCGTGTTGAGCCGTTTTCTTGCCCGCTTATTCAGAAACTTGATATAGCGGAACTGTGTGAATTTATGTGCTGTCGCCCGGTGAATATTGGCCTGCAGATGTAAGCCCCGCGCACCCGCTTTGCTGGCCTTAGTGGTTAAAGCAATCTTGTGATACCACTCACCGTCCAATTCGTAGAACGTGCTTTGATGGCTACCCACATAATCAAAGTTGCTGGCCTGATACACCACACCGAAGCGACCGCACCGCTCATCAGCAAACGTCTGCACCCACTCGACTGTGGGGTGAAGCAATTTGATGGTTTTGAGTGCGTAACTGATCGCCCGTGATTCGGTATTGGTCAGCATATCGTCATGCACCCACAGGCGGTTTAGTTCCATGTATTGCCGGTTACCGGTTCCCTCAACGACTCGCCCGCCACTGCTGGGGTTCATTGCATAACCCCATTGCATAACGCCAACCAGATCACGACCGGAAAAAATACCCAGGTGCAGATATGAGTTGTTTACTATGCGTTTGCTGTAATGAAAGTTGATGATAACCAGACGGGCTAACCAGACAGGGATTGTAGCGACATGCAGATCTGAACATCCGTACCCCACGGTTACGCCGTCATAAATCACCGGTTCAGGCTTACCCACGGCGCGGGATGCGTTTTTGTAACTTAACTTTTTCATGGTCATATATACAGTATTCCGTTAGGATACCACCGCTGACGTTAGCAGGGTGGGCCTTGGTTATACTCATGACCGGAAACATGGGTGTAATGGCCCTGATATGCTGATACATACCGGGGTCGCCCATTTCTAACGAGTGATAGATGATAGCCGCTTGACTCAAAAGGTCAGGCGGTTTTTTGTTGGGGGGGAAGAAACAGAAAAACCCGCACAGATGGCGGGTTTCTTTTAATTTCGTCGCTTGCGTGTACAGCTCCGCGAGCTTATGTCCAAATCATATATTTTTTGTTCAAATAGTCAAAGTTTTTTTCTCAAATCTTTTCATATCTTTATCAAAGGCGTCGCTCATGGGGCGATAAAGCATATATTCGGCAGTGTTAATCCAGACATCAATGCGGCGGCGACACGTTGAAATTGATAGCTCTGGGTGCGCTTCCTGCATTTCATCCGCCATCGTGTAACGTTTCTTTTTAAAAATATAATGCTGTTGCAGTATACCAATTAACCCAGGTGTTGATTGCAAAACCAAACCAACAACCGAATCCATTAATAGCCCCTCATCATCCGTACAATAGATTAGATTACTGTGGGCCTTGGGGTTGTTAAGGTCGCCAAATATCTCGAACAATTCATCTTTGGATAAGCCTGATTTTCTCAGTTGGCTAATAGCGGCTTTTAATGCAGCTTTAGTTATTTGTTGTTTTGCCAATAACCGAGAGAACACCCCCTGAGCGCCGCCCGTTTTGGCTATACGTGACCAGCGCCCCCACATTTTTAACTTACCCTTAAGCCAAATAAGCTCTAACGTATTGAGGTGTAATTCGTTGCCGTCTGCCCTACCGCACGTTGTCGGATAAATCATAATTTCCCCTCCTTTCTCAATATATTCTGTGTGCGCATAACACCCTCGGCGTGATATAGGCGTGCCGTGTCACCATCAATTAACCGGGTGCGGCGGTCGCATTCGTCATGGCATGCACAGCATCCCCATGCGGCCTGTTCATCAGAGGGTTTAATTCCGGTACCGCAAGTACCAGCCAGCCGATAATGAGTTAGCACCACCGTTTCAGAGTTACCATTGCACACACCCGGAATACGGATCTGGCACTCACGGCCCCTTGCCTCTTTGCGTAAATTAGCCATGACACCCCCTAAGCCGCGTAGCTCATTAATTGACTGGCGGCGTTCTCCGCCTCAGATGGATGACTGAATGATTTACTGAGAATGAAAGTCCACAGAACATTCAGCACTGATTTGTATAAATCGTTGAATTCCAGCTCGTCCATTTTCGCGAATGAAATAGAGCGAGGTTCACGCAGCGTTGAGCCGTCCGGTAATTCGAACAGGTCATAATGGCCGGATTCGACAGTTACCCAACGGCGAAAAGCATGGAATGATTTTGCGGTAGATAAGTTCGCCGCACGTTTACCGGCCACCAGTGCCAGATAATCATCGGCTATCTCATAAAGTACGCCCTCATTCCCCACATAGGAAATAAGTTGGCTTATATAACCACGCAGGAATTTTAGCTCGAATGGTGATATCGCCCCGCCCTTTGGCTCCCAATATTCAAAGCCCAGGTTGAGTAACGAGAAGAATTTACGGTGAAACGGCGCATTACGCACACGTTTAAATTCGCCAGTGACAATAGTCCCCAGCTTGGTGCTTTTAACGAAATCCTCAGCATCCGGCGTGGCCGGTACTAAGATCCCACCTGTTGATTTGGTAAAACTATACTGTGCCATTTCCGCCCCCGGATGTATGGCACAGCAGCACAATATTTAGGTTATCAGTTGTTCAGACTGATAGTGGTGATTATATCAGATATCGAACAAAGTTTTTAATTATTGCCTAATTTCGAGTTTATTAGCATGTGCAGCAATTTGGATGAAGTGCTTCATAAGATCTAAATCCATCCATGTTTTATCTGACAGATGAACTACCCACCCTAATAAAGCCTCATGCGTGGCACAGGCTTCTAAAGAAATATTGTACTCGTAAGCAACATTTATAGTTATATATCCATCTTGGATATAAATTTGACGTGCGAGGCGCTCATCCTCCTCCCTAATTTCCTTGATTATATCTTCATGATTAACAGTTTTCATATCAGAACTCCTTTGTTATTCCTGTTTCGCTATGTGAAATACCACAAGATTTATAACGTTAGCTTTGTCTCATGCCAGCCAAGAGTTTGCCAGCATTCACTTTCACCTATAAATGCACAGCCCTGACTATCGCCAGGCAGAGCGTCGCCGCACTTGCCACACCTGCGCCCCGCTTGTTCTTTGATTTGCGACTGTAACTCTGCATTGTCTTTTCGGATCAACATAGTGATGTATTCGTCCATGTCATACGGTTCACGTTGCGGGCGGCGTAGAGCACAGTTCTGCTGTAACATTTCCTTTTCTTGCTGGTCTATCGTCGCTATTAATTTATAACTGCCGTTCTCACGTTCTTTTTGCCGTTGTAGGCGTTTACGGGCCGTAGCCCGTTCCTTGGTGTCAGTCATGCGAATGCTCCCGTCTATCAATGTTAGGGCTAAGCCATAGGCATTCTATTTTGGTGACCGTGCCGCCCATGCCGGCGCTGGCCTGTGCAGATTTTGTTTCCTTGCGCCATCCGGCCAGCATGTCGTTATACAGTTCGCTGTCATAACCGGATATGATCGACATGCCTTTCAATTTTCTGACCGGCTCGAGTAATTCGATATGGTCTTGCTCGGTCATTTCATGGCGATAGGAATAACCGGTTGGTTTCCAACGTTGGCGCACCTCAGGCAAATATGGCGCATCAATGTAATTCAAAGTTTTATCGGTATCATGATCCAGCAACACCTGAACGGCTGGGCGGTTCTCTATCAATACACCAAGTAAGCGCGAACCAATGGCGGCTAAGTTATCAGGATAAGACGCCCATAACTGCTGGGCTGTCGAATACTCTCTTTTTGTATCAGTCCTAAACCCTGATTTATTGGCGGTGGCCGATGCTGAACTAAATCCCATAGTAGCCTTGATCACCGTTCTACGGGCCTGTTCTAATTCATCGTCAATAGGCTCATAGGCAAAGTTAAACTCTTCACGGCTATACGGTGTCAGTACACATAAATCACGTAGCCGTATGTTCATTACTGGATCTTGCAGCACTCGGAATAGGTTCACGATCTCGCCATCAAGATCATTATAAACCTCCGCGTGGGAGCGGGCCTTTCTCAATAGAACTGATGCCGCCCCCCCGAACGGCTCAACATAGCAACGGTGAGCAGGGAAAAAACTGGTTATCCATTTCGCTAATCGAAACTTGCCGCCATGGTATCGGATGACCGGATGTTTTATCTCTAACATCAGTTTCCCTCCTGCACCACAAAACCAGCGGCTTGGATAGCCCCATGAACTACAACTATTGGGATTACTTTGGCATCAGGCATAAATTCAGATGCAGCCGTGATGCCTATATTTGGCAACACAATAGGCTGGCGTAGCTTCTCTTCTGCTGCGCTATATTTCCCCTGCCACTCCAAACACTCCCGCTCGTAGTGCTTTGCTGTGCGCCGGTTCTTATTAGCTGATGCCACCAACTCCGCTATACGGTCAGCGATGCCGTTTAACACCTCACTTTCACGTGGTTCCACTCTTTCCGCTGCTGAACGAATTGCAGCAATCATGCCATCGGTTGAAATATTCATTTGGTCTCGCCTCTGTGGTCTCTGCGGTCACGCCAGTAATTTAAGCGCTCTTTAAAAAACTCTCGGTAATGCACCGGTACCCGTTCAATCGCTTCAAGTACATGAGCGCGGTTGGTCCTGCGCTCGTACAGGTTTTTGATTAAGCCGCTGGCTCTCAAATCAAGATTTAGCTTTTCTTGGTATTCCTGAGGCCAGAGGCAAATGTTGTACGGGAGTCCGGGCGGGAGATAATCCGATTGCCCGGTCATGGTATTAACTCCCCATGCCTACCGTGCTCATCAGTTGATTTATTCGGGATGCTCGCAAGCAGTACGCCAGCTCCTTGTCATCAAATGGCATTCTAGCGGGCTTGGTTCGGGGTTCGCTTTTATTGCGTTTTACTTGCGTGTCAGAGAATCGGAAAAAATCCTCTGAGATACTGTTGAGGGTGTATTGAGTCTTTCGACCATTGCGGCGGGTAATGTCTGCGTGGGGTGATCGAACCATACCCTGTACTCGGTAGCGCAAAACGCTAATCGGCATTTCAGCATTAGGAAATTTTAAAGTAATAGCCTCGATAATTTGGCTGTAGTTCATGCTTTGGCCCAGCATAACCGCTGCCAATTCACGGGTAGTTAGTTCACGTTTTTTCATGGTCTTGCCTCTTTTGGGTTACTTAAGCGCTGGTCAGGCGCGATTAAAATTTTGGTGTTGAATAGTGTTTTTCTTTGGCCGGTGGCCTTGATGCCTCTTTTGCCATTCGGCTGGCTTCTTTTGCCACCAGTTGATCCACCGGTAGAAAGTGGCCGTTTTTAAATTCCTGATAAACGGTACCAGGCTCGCCAAATCGGTTTTTGGTTACGATGGCCTCTGCAAATCTTGCTGCCGGACTATCTGCGTTATAAACCGCCTCTCGATACAGCATGATGATGCTGTCGGCGTCCTGCTCGATTGAACCTGAGTCCCTGAGGTCGGAACTGATTGGCCTGCGGCTACCTGGTGGCCGTTCATCCACTTTTCGCGACAACTGGCTCAGTGCAAAAATCGGGGTGTTTATCCGACCGGCCAGCGTTTTTAATCCGCGTGAAATGATGCCGATCGACAGGTCATTACGCTCCGCCTTTGGCTTGGTAATCAGGCCAAGATAATCAACCATCACCATTCTCAGTTTCGGGTACCGGCGCTTGTGCGTTTCTGCGATAGCCCGTATCTGATCGATGGTTAACTCGCTGGCATCAACGATCCAAATATCACGACCATTCAATGCCTGTAACGCGGAGTTAATACGCGCCCAGTCCTCATCACATAACGTTTTAGGGTCACGTAATTTAGACACTGGCAAGTTACCAGCACCGGCAACGGAACGCTCCACCATCTGTAGGGAGGCCATTTCCATACTGAATATCAGCGCCCCGCCGCCGTTCTGTGTAGCACCCTCAACAATCTTTAATGCAAACTCAGTCTTACCCATCCCCGGACGCCCGGCGATAACCACCAAGTCCTGCGGGTTAAAGCCACCGGTGATAGCATCCAGCTCGACAATGCCGCTTTGCAGGTTCATTGACTCAATTTCACCATTCATGCGCTTATCCAGCATGTCCATATAGCCGGGCAATAAGTCACTTAGATGCACCGGGATAATGCCGCCGCTATCTGCCGTCATATCGATCAGTTGTGTTACCGCGCCCTGTATCACCTGATCGCGCTGTTCCTGATTGTTCGCCCCTCGGATGCCATCAGCCGCGGTCTGAAATAATGCGGTCATGGTGCGGCTGTACCAGGTCTTACGGGCATGGGCGGCATAGCCTTTCAGGTTCGCCACGTTGCCCGGCATACGGACAATTTCAGATAGCGTAGCCAGACTACTACCGCCCAGCGCCTCACTGACGAACAGGACATCGATCATCCCTTTGGTCAATGCCTGCTTTTTAATTTCCGCATAGGCAGAACGATAAATCCTGATGCTAAATGCCTCTTCCGGCAGAGTGGCAATAACCTCCAGCGCATCAGGGGTGGAACCGCCATACAGCAGGCCGGATAGAATTGCCGCTTCCAATTCTTGAGGTTTCATAGCGCACCATCGCGGGTTTTTCTCAACACGTCCGGTCTCATCAAATAATCAAAATTGGCGCGCCAGTGGGAACCATCATCACCCCCGAAATAAAACACCGGAGCCTGTTCGCGAAATGTCTCGAAATAGCCCTGAAACGCGTCAAGGTCTTTGGTTTTGAGGTATTGGAGTAATTCGCGGATAGCGTGCTTACGGTCTTGATCGATTTCGGCCAGTGGCAAAACATCGCTGAACACACGGTTGTATGCAGCAATGACCGCATCGCAATCAATCCGCCCTGCAGACTCAGACCATGCGCGGGCATCGGCCAGATAACCATCGAACCGATTCACGCGGCAGATATTGGCAGGTTTGGCATGCTTGCCGTTACGGGGTTTCCATGTGCTGACCACCCAATGGGTCACCAGTTGCAAATCAGCCAGCACGTAGGCTTTACGTGACTTGGTTGGCGTCAGCAGGGTTTCGAAGGGGCCGGGATCTTCACATCGGGTATGTGTGAGTTGGTTGTAATGCGCCAAAGCCCTTTCAGCGTCAGCGAGAATACTTTCAATTTCCCCTTGAGGGGTAAGGGGTGTATTGGGATCTATGACTGGTTCAAAAGAGTGACTGGTTCTGGGTGCAGCATTTGCACCACTAACCGGTGCACCATTTACACCATAGGGTGCAGGAGATTCACCATAGGGTGCAGCATTTGCACCAGCGGAATTTAAGCGCAGGTGATAAACATTTGAGCGATTTAAGCCATTTTCAGATTTACGCTCTTCAATCCTAACCAGCCCATTTTTTACCAGTTTTTGGATATGATTCTGTACCGAGCGTTCGGATATTTCACACTGTTCAGCAATGTAGGGAACCGATGGCCAGCACTCGCCCTGATCGTTGGCATTGTCGGCTAATTTTATCAGCACCAATTTACGTAACGGGTTGCCGACTTTGATACTCATGGCCTTAGCCATTAGATTCATGCTCATAGTCAGATCCCCAGCGCTGCGGCTATTTGCCGACAGGCAGACTGATAATCGTCGGGTGATAGATTCATCCCGCGCAGGTCAGCTTTCTTCTGCTCGTACTGCTCCCACACGCTATATGCGGCTACCTGACGCCCGGCAAAAATTGGTTCGATGTCAGCCATGCTTGCAGGTTGGCCGTTAAGCCGGAATCCGTTGCAGTAGGTAATTTTGTCGATAGATGTAAGCATTGGTCTTGCCTCTGTTTTATACGGTGGTCAGCCGGTGGTGTTGTGGTCTGATTGCGTGAAGTGCCGCAACAGCGCCCGATATTCTTTGTGACATGTCACAGCCATCTAATAGAACCGCGCTAATTGCTGCGGCAAACTCCCGGCTGGCAATCGAAACCAAATAATTCACTGTTTCGCCATTCACCCTGGCCCGCCGTTCTGCCGGGAGTGCCGCTTTAAGTACCGGCGATAATTCCAAGACCTTGCGCATCGATGCTTTTGAATCCCCGCGCAGCCAGCGAAATAACTGCTGCCGGTTGTTGTTAATAGACTTCCAATCAGCACTGCCCTGCCCGTTTTCAATGGGAGTGAGACGAACTGAACCGGTGTTGGTATTGAGCAAGAAAAACATTCTGCTGATCTCGATAGCTACATGCTCCTGCCCCCGCTCTGCCGCCCACGCCTGAACTTCGGCTTTAAGGGCTTTGATTTCTTGTTCCACGTTGCGTCTCCTGTCGCAGGAAATTGATTATTGATAATCAGATTTGTGAGTGGGATTTGGTTAGGCTGCTCTTTGATACATAGCGGGGTCATATTTCAGTTCGCCATGAGTCATGCGTTCAATCTTCATTGCCTGTTTCTCAGGGATAATTGCCCCCCAGCGACAAACCGCTGGGTGTTTTATGCCTAAGGCCGTGGCGGTATTCACTACCCCACCAAAAAACTTGACGACATCTTTCTTGTTCATAGGAACTCCTTGTTTAACTCAGGATGAAAGGTAACAAAAGGTACATAACAATGCAAACACTTTTCACCTCGCTATGGCGTAACATTGGTTACATGAAAACTGAAATGAATGACCGCATCCGTCTTCGCAGACTGCAGCTAGATCTCACGCAAGTCCAATTAGCCAAAGCTATTGGGGTGAGCCGTGTATCAGTGACAAAATGGGAGTCAGGAATCACTAAACCAGATGGAGAGAATCTTCACCGGCTGGCGCAAATACTTTCATGCACGCCAGAGTGGTTACTTTATGGTACAGGAGATTTACGTCAGGTTGACGATACAAAAATTAAGCCCCTCGTCGCAACGCCTAATGCCATACCTGTTATCTCATCCGTTCAAGCCGGTGCCTGGACAGAAACCTACTCCGCCGCCCGTATTTCTGATGTTCTTAGATGGTGTAACACCACAGTGAAGGTTTCTGAAAACGCATTTGGTCTGGATGTCCGGGGTGAGTCAATGACCAACCCCAACGGTTCTCCCTCAATCCCCGAGGGGTCTACCGTTATCGTGGAACCTAATTATGGTTCTATTGATGATTTGTACGGTAAAATAGTGGTCGCCATCATTGATGGCAGCTCCGAGGCCACCATTAAAAAATTAGTTATTGATGGCCCCAACAAATACCTAATGCCTTTAAATCCCAATTTCAAACCCATCGAAATCAACGGCAATTGCCGTATTCTCGGTCGCGTTGTTCAGGTCACCCAAGACCTGTAATCAATAGCCCATCCCCCTGATGGGCTTTTTTACGCCCCAGAATGTAACTATTGGAACATTTCCTTATTGACACAAAAGGTAACTATAGGTACATTTCTCTCATCAACACGGCACAGCAGCCGATGCGAACAGGCAGGACGCCCACGAAGTAGCTGCCGGTGGCATACGAAACACCGGATGATTCGCAAGTTTAGGTTTAGTTCGTTCTGGCAGCTGGGAAGACAGCACCAAATTACAGACGTAAAAAAACCCACCGAAGTGGGCTTCTTTACCCCGGATCACCGACCAAAGTTAACCGGGAATTGCTAACGGGGACCAACCCGTTAACAGAGGCAAGACCAACGGCTTACGCCATCGACCTTAAAATTAGTATATCAGGAGTTGCTATGACAGCACTACAGATAACCACCACGCTCTATATCCATGTTAACCCGCATTCAGCATTGAAAGATAATCGCTTTATCGTGTGTACCAGTGACATGTCGCAATCAGCGCCAACCTATGCGTTACTCGAAACCCGCGAAATCACGTTAGCGTTCGACGAACCCGATCCATTTGAAATCATCGGTAAGCAGGTTGATTCACTACGCGCTCAAAAAGAGCGAGTCGCGGCGGAATCATATCGGCATCAGTTGCTAATTGATGATCAGATTCAGGCGTTGCTCTGCATTGAGCACACCACGCCAGCAAACGTCTCTGACGATAACGACATTCCTTTTTAATTAGCTCTACATCAAAGACCAAGATCCGTTTAAAAACCAAAGAGGCAAGACCAACATGACTGTATTTATTTGCTTATTCGAGCCGAAAAAAGCGGCTGTCAAAAATGGGGCTATCCCATTGGTTATAGCGCTGGAAGCCATCAATAAGAAAATGGCATCCGCACTGGCCATCGGGAAATTATGGGAAGCCTACCCCGCTGCTGGCGATAACTTTGCTGACCCAAAAATCTGTGAGGATACTGTCGGGCAACCGCGTCCTGTGGTTGGTGAGTTCGACGAACAATTCGCCCAGGAGAATACTTTTGATGGCAAAGTATGGACGCCAAATACCGTGGCATCGCCAGAAGATGAGGATGATAACGACGGCGACGAACAAGGGGATGATTCTGGCTTAGTGAACTACGCCAAACTGGGCATCGATGTCAAAGTTGGCAAAATCCTAATGTATGACTTACGTGACATCGATACGCACGAACTATCACTGGTATATGACCTGGTTAACGACGATGAGGGCGATGCCGGGCTACGTTCCATTATAACCGCATTAGCAGGCATACCGGCTATAGGAGCAATGTACCAAGAATCAGTCAAAGAGCTGATCGACGCTATCAATGTGAAATTCCCGAAAACACCTCAATTCCCAGAAGTTCGAAAATTCGCTCAAAAATGGGTTGATGAACCCAATAAGCGGGACGAGTTAACCGGGACGAAAAAAGTCACCCGCATAGATACACCCGCCCCTGATGTGCCAATTAAACGCAGCTTTGAGCACACATGTAAAACGCTTGATCTCGAAGTTGCTCTCGCCTTGGTACCGACTGATTTTAACTGCTGGGAAATCCACTCAGCAGAAATGAAGCAAGCAAAAGAGTTGATGGACAGTAATGATGATGCCTGGCGCAAATGGTCAACCGAATTGCGCGTTCGTAGCGATGCGTTGTCTATTCCGCGTGAAACCCTCTTTGAGATCATTCGCGTGGGTAAAAAGAAACCTATCTTCCTGACCAATGCCGCCGCCAGAAAAGAATTTATCGCACAATGTATCGCCGTCAAAGGGCCGCAACCTGCGGTTAAAAATTTGGGTGACGGTAAGTTCTCTATTGATGGTCTGGTCGGTGGTGAACCCCAACCGGCGGCAAACAGTGAAACAAAACTAGCACTGGTTGCCAGTTCTGAGCCAGAAACTGAAACAAAACCGCCAATTGTTGCAACAGAACAGGAAAACCCCGCACAGGAACCTATCACCGATAACGCCGCTCAACAGGCTAAAGAGACGCTGGATCAGCTCGGTTACGGTGTTTATGCATCTACTGACGATAAGTCGGAGCTGTCAGAGAAAGCAGCCAAAACCACGCAACCAACCGAAGCGACAACAATCGAGATCAATACAGATACGTTCCAGCAACGAGCAACCCAGATTGATAATGACATTTCCAAACTATCAAAAGCCTCTCAAGATAATTTATGTATCTGGAAATTAGTACAACGCACTGATCCGGCGAGAACAAAGCGCAAAGATACAGAAAAGAACGGCAAAATCATTCGCTCTGTGACCAGCATCAACCCAACTTATCAAGCGATGAGGGCAACCGAAATTTTTGGGCCTTTCGGCAGTGGTTGGGGAGTGGACATTATCAGCGAAGAATTTATACCTGGCATCCCATTTATGGAAGCGATCCTCGACAGTAATAATCGCGAAATTGGACGTAAACCAATGCGTGACGGTGACGGAATGATTCTCCGTACATCGAATCACACCATGCGAATTGAATTGTGGTATCGCCTCGGGGAGATGCGAGGAAGGTTCACAGCATTCGGCCATACAAAACATATTTATCAAACCACGTATGGGTTTACTTGCGATGATGAGGTCAGTAAGAAAAGCCTGACCGATGCCACTACTAAGGCATTAGCACAGCTTGGTTTCAGTGCTGATGTATTCATGGGTATGTTTGATGATGCTGAATATAACGCTGATAACAGCCTAGGATTCAGCCTTAAAAATGCCAGTAATAAAGCCGAGGATTCAGTGCGATTACGTTCAGAGTTAGACGATCAATTTAAAGCCAACACCGAAACAATGCGCACAGCGGTAACAGCAAATGAAGTTAATAAAATTTGCTCAACGTTAACTCGCGTGATGGATGCTCACATTAAAAATTCCAAGGCTATTGGTGATAAAGAATATGAGAAATACTTGACTGGCCGCCTGCGCCGGCTGAATGAAATTAAAGCTGAATGCCTGATCAAATTTGAAAATACTGCGGAGAAAACATCATGAGTGTACGCACTATCGATTTAGCTTTCGACCGCAAAAAATTCCTTGAATTGGTTGAAATATCTGACGACTTAACCCCCGAAATGATCGCAGATACATTGGAAGCGATCGAAGGTTCGTTGGGCGATAAGCTGGATTCGGCTATGGCTGCCGTTCGTCATATCGAGGGGCAGGCTGAAATCTGTGATAAAGAAGCGAAACGTTTATCCTCTCGTAAAAAGAGTTGTCAAACCAACGCAGGGAAATTAAGAACTTACATGCTTCAATGTCTGGTCACTGCTGAAATGAAAAACTTGAAGACCACGCTGAATACATTTACAGCAGTCAAAGGCAGGGAAACGTTAGTGGTCGATAATGCGGAATCGCTACCGGATGATTATGTCGATGTTGCCAGCCAAATTATCTATACCCCTAAAGCTGATGAAATCAAGAACGCCATTAAGAAGGCAATGGAAGAGGCTGAAGCCAAAGCCCTTGAGGAGGGTAAAGAGATAAGCGAAGTGTTTAAAAACCCAATACCAGGTGCGCGCATTGAAATTGGACCAAGATCTTTGCAGGTTCGTTAATTTATTCGGCCCCGGACCAACGGGGCATTATTGAGGCAAGACCAATGCTAAGAAAGACACAAAAGCGGCACGAACTAGCCTATATAACACTCCCAGACGGAAGAACGGGAACCATCCACACCGATCGCCGCTGTGATGTTCACTACGATTTTCCGGTAGATATTCGTATTAGCAGCACACCGCCGCAGCCAATCTCTGAAAAGGAGGGCAGGCAATGATCCGCTCTCAACTGGCCGTGTTCTTTATCACCGCAGGAACTGCCTTAATTCTTATCTATGGGGCCGAGATTAGTGCTGTTGCTGCGCTTTCATTTGGTATCGGCTTGGCTGTAGGGTGTTGGAGACGCAGAAAAGCACCAACCAAAAGTTGATTTTGCATAATCAGAAATAATCAGCCTATCCCGCTAGCATGGTGGTAAACCAACACCAGGGAAAACATCATGCAGCAATGGCAACCGGGCGAACGCCTATTGACCGAGTTCGACATTAAGATCGGCAAGTTATCAGCCAGCGTGCGTAAACAACAGCTCACCGACCACGATATACAACGGGCCTGCTCTGAAACCGACAGAGCGATAGGCCGAATGATACAGGGGCAAGACCATGAGAAACGACCACGACATAATCACCAAAGAGGAGATGATTGAATTGACCGGTCATCACTATAAAACCAAACAATGCGACTCTTTACACCGCTCAGGGATCTTTTTTATCCGGCGTCCGGACGGACACCCAAAAACAACTTGGGGCCATTTTTTGAATCCAGTACGTTTACGCGGTAAATCGGTGGAACCAGAAAAAGAAGAACCCAATTTCGAGGCCATGAACAGTGGCCGGTAAACGTAAGAATGCCGCCGATAACTGGATGCCCTCCCGCGTATTCCGTGGCCCTTGTGCTTATAACTTCAAACACCCGGACGGGCGCACGATAAGATTGTGCGCCCTCGACGCTACACAGGCTGAAGTCTGGGTTCATTATGAGAAGTTTATTAATGAGAAAAAAGACAAATCGACACTAAATACATTAGTTGAGTCTTTTTTCAGGTCTGTTGATTTCATCGATTTGGCAACCGAGACACAAAAAGACTATCGGAAATACGCTGCAAAATTATTACCGGTTTTCGGTGCCATGCACCCCGATAACATAAAACCGGAGCATGTTAGAAAGTATATGGATAAACGAGGGTTGAGTAGCAGAACGCAAGCCAACAGGGAAAAAACGTTTATGTCGCGTGCCTATAGATGGGGTTATGAACGGGGATTTGTGAAAGGTAATCCATGCAAAGGGGTTAAGCAATTTAAAGAGGAAGCCAGAGAGCGTTATATTACAGATGAAGAATATAACGCCTTATATCAAGCAGCACCTGACATTGTACGAGCTACTATGGAAATAGCGTATCTATGCCTTGCGAGACAAGCTGATGTACTTTCTTTACGCAAGGATCAATTTAGAGAGTCAGGGATATTTATCCGGCAGGGCAAGACAGGGGCAAAACAAATCAAGGAGTGGTCGCAGCGATTACGTAACGCGGTTGCACTGGCACAGTCTCTCCCCTTACAACCGGGTATCAGCAGTGTATACATCATCCGCCAACGAACAGGATTACGCTATACGCGCGACGGATTTAATAGTCGATGGCGTAAAGCCAAGGAAGCAGCAAAAGAGGCGCACCCAGAGCTAGATTTTAATTTCACCTTCCATGATCTAAAAGCAAAAGGCGTTTCTGATCTAGAGGGTTCGCTTAGCGAGAAGCAGGCAATATCGGGGCATAAAAACATGGGGCAAACGGCGCGATATGACCGGAAAATAAAAATTGTTCCGGTGGTAGGTAACCAGAAGAAGTGA